ATGCCGTCGATACTCCTGACCGGACCTGCGGTCGAACCATGGTCGGTCGAAGAGGCCAAGAGCTTCCTGCGCGCGGAGAACGATGACGACGACGCGATCATCGCGTCGCTGATCGCGGCGGCACGAAGCCATGTCGAAGCGATGACTCGCTGTGCTCTGATCGCGGAGACCTGGCGCTTGGTGCTGGACCAGTGGCCGAATGACGGCCGCATCAAGCTGGGCCGAGGACCGCTACGGGCGCTCACCGCGGCGCGCGTCTACGACTCTGCGGGGATCGCCGCACCGATCGACGTCGGAACGTTCGTTCTCGACAAGACGGCAGGCGTGATCGTTTCGTCCGCCTGGGTGTTGCCGGGCCGCGCCAGCGCCGGCATCGAGCTCGATGTCGAGATCGGATTTGGTACGAGCGCGACCGACGTGCCTGATGTGCTCCGCCATGCGGTGCGGACGCTCGTGGCGCACTGGTACGAGAACCGCAGCCTTATCGCCATCGGCCAGAGCGTCGCGATGATGCCGGCCAGCGTCGGCGCCATGATCGCGAGCTACCGCGTCCATTCGCTCTGATCGTTCTCGCATTCTCGAAAAGGACATCATCATGACCAGCGCCAATGCAGCGCTTCGCGCTGCCGTTCACGATGCGCTCGCGGCCGACAGCGGCCTTCAGGCCGTGCTCGGCGGCAAGCGGGTCTATGACGAGCCGCCGCGCGGAGCGCTGTTGCCTTACGTTTCGATCGGCGAGGCGCGCATCACCGACGCATCGGTTGACGAGGGGCCGACACAGGAGCACCAGATCACGCTTCATGCGCGTTCCCGTCAAGGCGGCCAAAGCGAAGCTCATGCCATCGCCGGCGCGGTGTTGCAGGCTCTCGACGACGCGCCACTGACGCTCGTCGCTCACCGGCTGGTCAATTTCCGCTTCGCGGTCGCCGACATCCGGCGCGAATCCGACGGCCGCACCTATCACACACAGGTGCGGTTCCGTGCCGTGACCGAACCCACAACCTAATCAAGGAGCCGTCATGGGCGCACAAAAAGGCAAGGACCTGCTTCTGAAGATGAGCGATGGCTCGAGCTTCGTCACGGTGGCGGGACTGCGCAGCCGCAGGATCGCGTTCAACGCGGAGATTGTCGATATCACGAACGCGGAATCGACCGACCGCTGGCGCGAGTTGCTCGCGGGCGCCGGCGTCAGGCGAGCGTCGCTGTCGGGACGCGGTCTGTTCAAGGACGCCGGATCCGACGCGCTGGTTCGACAGGCATTCTTCAACGGCACGATCAATGACTGTCAGGTGGTGGTGCCGGACTTCGGTGCCATCGAGGGTCCGTTCCAGATCGCAAGCCTCGAATTCGCGGGCGAACACAATGGCGAGGTGACGTTCGATCTTTCGCTCGAGTCCGCTGGCGCTCTGACGTTTACGGCGCTGTGAGACGAAAGGATTCAAATGCCCAACAAATATCGCGGTGAGATCGGTGCCGAGCTTGGCGGACGACAGCGCACGCTGGTGTTGACGCTGGGCGCCCTGGCGGAGCTTGAATCCGCATTCGGCGCTGGCGACCTGATGACGCTCGCGGAGCGGTTCGGTTCGGGGCGAGTGTCGTCGCGCGACTTGATCCGTATCATCGGCGCAGGCCTGCGCGGTGCGGGAGAGGCTGTCAGCGACGATGATGTGGCCGTGATGACGGTGGAGGGCGGCGCGGCCGGCTTCGTCAGGATCGCGGCGGATCTGATCGGCGCGACCTTCGACGAGAGTGGGGCTCCATGAAGCCGTTCCCGTGGCAACAGGCAATGGGCTTCGGCTTCGGCGTGTTGCGTCTTGCGCCGGATGATTTCTGGCGGATGACGCCGCGCGAACTGGCGCAGGCGATCCGCGCGATCCAGGGGTATGCGACCGCGCCGCTGGCGCGGGCCGAGCTCGATGAATTGCAGGCACGGTTTCCGGATGCGCCGCCCAAGGGAGGACGCGATGACTGACGACACGAGTTTGCAGGATACGTCGAGCACGCTGGATGGCCTTACCGCAAAGACCCAGGCGCTGACGATCAGCGCAGGCGGTTTTGCACGAGCGATGACGCAGGCTTTTTCATCATCGGTCGTCGGCGGCAAGCAGTTCGACGACGTGCTGAAGACGCTGGCGCTGCGCGTCTCGGGTCTCGCCGTGACGGCGGCGTTCAAGCCGCTGACGGCGAGCCTGACCAGCGGCATCTCCAGCCTATTTTCGGGGCTTGCTGGCAGCATTGGTTCGACCGCGTCCAACGCGCTTGGCTCGATCAAGCCGTTCGCGACAGGCGGCGTGATCGGCACGCCTAGCTATTTTCCGATGATGGATGGCGGCGTTGGTCTCGCCGGGGAGGCGGGACCAGAAGCGATCATGCCGCTGGCGCGCGGGTCCGACGGCCGGCTTGGCGTTTCCGGCAAGGGCGGCGGTAACAGCATCACGGTGCAGATCGCGACGCCCGACATCGACAGCTTCCGCCGCTCCGAGAGTTACATCGCGGGCCAGATCGCGCGCGCGGTGGCGCGAGGACAGCGGAGCTTGTGACACATGACCAGCTTTCACGAAGTGCTGTTTCCGCTCGACGTCGCGCTGAAGAGCGCGGGCGGGCCGGAGCGGCGAACCGATATCGTCAGCTTCGGCTCGGGCCGCGAGGCGCGCAACGCGCGCTGGGCGCAGTCGCGGCGGCGCTTTGACGCCGGCTACGGCGTCAAGACGCTGGATGCCTTGCAGGCTGTTATTGCTTTCTTCGAGGAGCGGCGCGGAAGGCTTTACGGCTTTCGCTGGCGTGACCGGCTGGATTGCGGTTCCGCGACGACTGGGAGCGTTATCTCGCCGCTCGATCAGGTCATCGGAATAGGAGACGGAACGACATCGACGTTTCAGTTGATCAAGACATATGGCGGCGCGTTCGCGCCTTATGCGCGCGTGATCGCCAAGCCGGTGAACGGCAGCGTGCGTGTCGCGGTTGCCAATAGCGAGATGGTGGCGGGATCGGCCTTCACCTGCGACGCCACCGCCGGCGTTGTGACGTTTCTTCCGGGGCACACGCCGCCGCCGGGAGCGGCTGTCACCGCCGGATTCAATTTCGACGTGCCGGTGCGGTTCGACACCGACTATCTCGAAGTCGATCTCGCGACCTTCGCCGCCGGCGCCATTCCGAAGATTCCGCTGGTGGAGATCCGCACGTGAGAAGCATTCCCTCCGCGCTTCAGGCAAAACTCGATTCCGGCGCGACCACTCTGGCGCGCTGCTGGATTGTGACGCGGCGCGACGGCGTCGTGCTCGGCTTCACCGATCACGATTGCGATCTGACGATCGGCAGCGTCGTCTGTCGCGCCGCAACTGGTTTTACCGCGTCGGAAGCCACCAGCCGCTTCGATCTGGCTGTCGATGGCGCCGAGATATCGGGGGCATTCTCGGACGATACTCTGAGCGAAGCCGATCTCTCCGCCGGACGTTACGACGCCGCCGAGGTTGCGACCTGGCTGGTTGATTGGAGCGACGTCTCGCTGAAGATCCTGATCGCCCGCGGCACCATTGGAGAGGTCCGGCGCGAGGGGGCCGCGTTCACCGCGGAATTGCGCGGGCTCGCGGATGCGCTGACGCAGGATAGCGGACGCCTGTTTACGGCGCGGTGCGGTGTCGATCTTGGCGACGGAAAATGCCGTGTCGATCTGACCAGCTCAACCTTTCGCAGCAGTGGGACGGTCACGGCAATCGAAGGAACGTCGATCCTTGCCGTCTCGGGCCTTGTTGGCTTTGCCGGCGGCTGGTTCACAGCGGGGCGATTGAACTGGACCAGCGGGGCCAATGCCGGGCTTGCGATTGAAGTCAAACAGCACCGCGTCGTCGCGGGTGAGGCGCTGATATCGCTGTGGCAGGCGATGGCGGAGCCGATAGCCATCGGCGACAGCTTCGTGATCACCGCCGGCTGCGACAAGAGTTTCGCGACCTGCCGCGACCGCTTTGCCAACACCGACAATTTTCGCGGCTTTCCGCAGATTCCCGGCAACGATTTCGTCGTCAGCTATCCGCTGCCCGGTTCGCCCGACAACGGCAACGGCAGCAAGGCGTTGTGAAGGAGCCGCTCGTGACTTGCGCGTATTCGACCCGCGCGGCCATCGTCGCGGAAGCCCGCGCCTGGATTGGCACGCCCTATCGGCATCAGGCCTCGCTCAAGGGGATCGGCTGCGACTGTCTCGGCCTCGTGCGCGGCGTCTGGCGCAATTGCATCGGCGATGAGCCGGAAGCGCCGCCGCCTTACGCGCCGGACTGGGCCGAAGCAAAAGGCGACGAGACACTGGCCGCGGCGGCGCTGCGCGATCTCGTTCCGGTCACGTGCGACGGTTTCGAAGCGGGCGACGTGCTGCTGTTTCGGTGGCGTGACGGGTTTGTCGCCAAGCATGTCGCGATCGCTTCCAGCGAGCGCACCATGATTCATGCGCATGACGGCGCGGCCGTCTGCGAGATCGTGCTTGCGCCGTGGTGGCGGCGACGGCTGGCTTACGCGTTTCGTTTTCCCGGAGTTTCGGACTGATGGCAGCGCTGGTTCTTTCCGTCGCAGGCGGCGCCGCTGGCGCGTTGTTCGGGCCGGCCGGTGCAATTGCCGGACGCCTCGCCGGCGCGCTGATCGGAAATGTCGTCGATCGTAAGCTGTTCGGGCCAGGAAACCAGACGATCGTCGGGCCGCGCCTCGCCGATCTCGATGTGATGGCCTCGACCGAGGGCGCGCCGATTCCGCGCGTTTACGGACGCGCGCGGCTGTCGGGTCAGGTGATCTGGGCGACGCGGCTCGAAGAGGCCGTCAACAGCGAAACCTCGTCGTCCGGCGGCAAGGGCGGCCTGTTCAGCGGACCGAGCACGACGACCACCACTTACAGCTATTTCGCTAATTTCGCGGTTGGTCTTTGCGACGGCGTCATCGGCCGTGTCGGGCGGATTTGGGCCGACGGCAGCCCTCTCGATGTTTCCGGCCTGAGCTTCCGGGTCCATCGCGGCACCGAGGATCAGGCTCCGGACGACCTGATCGTCGCAAAAGAAGGGGCGAGCAACGCGCCGGCCTATCGCGGGCTCGCCTATGTCGTGTTCGAGCGGATGCCGCTGGCAAAATTCGGCAACCGCATTCCGCAGCTCTCGTTCGAGATCATCCGCCCCATAGGCCAACTCGAACGGATGGTACGTGCCGTGACGCTGATCCCCGGCACCACCGAATTCGGCTATGAGCCGTCCGCCGTCGTGCGGTCGCTCGGTCCGGGTCAGTCGGCGCCGGAAAACCGGCATGTGATGAATGCCGAATCCGACGTGATCGCGGCGCTCGATGACTTGCAGGGCATGTGCCCCAATCTCGAACGCGTGGCCGTAGTGGTGGCGTGGTTCGGATCGGACCTTCGCGCCGGAAGTTGCGTGGTGCGTCCCGGCGTCGACAGCGCGAGCAAGATCACGCGCGGCAGCGACTGGTCGGTGGCGGGGGTGACACGAGAAAGCGCTTATGTGGTGTCACAGGTCGATGGTCGTCCGGCCTTCGGCGGCACGCCGTCGGACGCCAGCGTGAGGCATCTGATCGCGGAACTGAAGGCGCGCGGCCTCAAGGTCACGTTCTATCCCTTCATCATGATGGACCTTCCGGCCGGTAACGGCCTGAGCGATCCGTGGAGCGGAGCCTCGTCGCAGCCAGCCTATCCCTGGCGCGGCCGCATCACTTGCGATCCCGCGCCGGGACAAACGGGTTCGCCGCAGGGCACCGCGCCGGCGGCGACGCAGGTCGCCAGCTTCTTCACGAGTGGAAGCTGGAACTACCGCGCCATGATCCTGCATTATGCCAACCTGACGGCCTCCGCGGGAGGCGTCGATGCGTTTCTGATCGGCTCGGAGTTGCGGTCGTTGACGCGCGTGCGCTCGGGGGCCGGCATCTATCCTGCCGTCGATGCGCTGGTGACGCTTGCGGTGGACGTGAAATCCATCGTCGGCTCGTCGACGATCGTGACCTATGGCGCGGACTGGACAGAATATGGCGCGGATGTCGTTGACGCCGGTGCGTCCGAGGTTCGCTTTCCGCTCGATCCGCTGTGGGCGTGCAGTGCGATCGACGCCGTGGGGATCGACTACTATGCGCCGCTCGCGGACTGGCGTGACGAGGCCGGACATCTGGACGCAAGCGTCGCAACCTCGACCTATGATCTCGATTACCTCGCGGAGAATGTCTATGGCGGCGAGGGTTTCGATTGGTATTACACAGATGACTCGGCGCGCGCCGCGCAGAACCGCACGCCGATTACCGATGGACTTGGCAAGCCGTGGACATTCCGCGTCAAGGACATCAAGTCGTGGTGGTCGTCAGCGCATTATGAGCGGGTCGGCGGGGTCGAGCTTCCAAGCCCGACCGCGTGGGCGCCGCAAAGCAAGCCGGTCTGGCTGACGGAGGTCGGCTGTCCGGCGGTAGATAAAGGCGCCAACCAACCGAACGTGTTTCCCGATCCCAAATCGTCGGAAAACCACCTGCCGTATTTCTCGAGCGGTAGCCGCGATGATCTGGTCCAGCGCCGCTATCTGCAAGCCTTTCTCGGCAAGCTGGATCCATCGCTCGGCGCGGCGGATGCCGACAATCCCGTCTCTCCGATCTATGGGAGCCGCATGATCGAGCCGTCCGCGATCCACCTTTGGACCTGGGATGCGCGACCATATCCGGCGTTTCCCGCCGCGACCGAGGTCTAGAGCGACGGACCGAACTGGCAGACCGGGCATTGGCTCACCGGCCGTCTCGGCGCGGCGCCGATGGACGCGCTGGTGCAGGCGCTTCTTGCCGATTGCGGCGTCACCGGCGCCGACACCTCGGCGCTGCGCGAGAGCTGCGACGGCTACGTGGTCGACCGGCCGATGTCGCCGCGGGCCATGATCGAACCGCTCGCCGGGGCTTACGCCTTCGATGCCTCCGCGGCAGACGGAACGCTGCGCTTCGTTTCGCGGGGCGGCGCGCCGGTTGCGGAATTTTCGGATGACGATCTGGTGCTGACGGACGGCGGCGGGCTGGCGCGGCTCACGCGCGCGCAGGAAACCGAATTGCCGCGCGAAGCGCGCTTTGGTTTTACCGACGGGACGGTGGATTACAGGCGCTCTGCTGTGACCTCGCGCCGGCTGGACGGTGGTTCGAACCGAAGCGTTCACTCCGATCTCGCGGTTGTCAGCGATGACGCGGCGATGATGCGCCGAACCGAGGTTTGGCTTCAGGATTTGTGGGCCGGCCGCGAAAGCGCCGCGTTCTCGCTCGGCCCGCAATGCCTGTCGCTCACGCCGGGCGATGTGATCGCCGTGACGATCAACGGGCGGAGACGGCTATTCGAAATCAGCGCACTGCTCGATGCCGAAGCGCGGCAAGTCACTGCCCGCAGCATCGATCCCGAAGTCTTCTCCGTGCCGCTGTCGACGCCGCGGCCGACGCGACCCGGAATTCCAGCTGCGATCGGACCGGTTCAGGTTGCAGTGCTCGATCTGCCGATGATCGAGTCATCGGAGCCGCCGGTCCTGACGCGGCTCGCCGTCTTCGCCAGCCCCTGGCCGACGTCGGTGACGGTATGGACCTCGCCGGACGGTGCGGGTTTTCAGCCGGAGGCGATTATTCCAGCGCCCTCGACATCGGGCGAAACGCTCGATCCGCTGCCGGCCGGAGCCTCAGGGAGATGGGACCGTGGCAACGCCTTGCGCGTGCGTCTCTACGGCGGCCTGCTCACGTCGGTGTCCGATGCCCGCGTGCTCGCCGGCGCCAATGCGGCGGCGGTGCAGAACCCGAACGGCGATTGGGAGATCCTACAGTTTGCCAATGCGGAGCTGGTGGACAGCGGCACGTATAAACTGTCGCGCCTGCTGCGCGGGCAGGCTGGCAGCGATTACGCCATCACTGATGTGTTGCCGCCGGGCGCGCCCTTTGTTCTCCTCGACACGCGTCTTGTGCCGCTGGCGAAAGGATTGAACGCGCAGGATCGTCCGATCCTGGTGCGGCTTGCCGCCGCCGGACGCAACCATGACGATCCCACGGCGGTGGCGCTGACGGTCACGCCGCGCGCGACTGCCCTGCTGCCGCTGTCACCGGTGCATGTGAAAGCGTTCCGCGAGAACGGCGGTGTGCGTATCTCGTGGATTCGCCGGACGCGCATCGACGGCGACGGCTGGGGCGTCGAAGTGCCGCTCGGCGAGGATGTCGAAGCATACACGCTCGACGTTTTCTCGGGCGGAGCGATCGTGCGCAGCATCGCATGCAGCGCGCCCGAAGCGTTTTACCCCGATGCCGACGAACTGACGGATTTCGGCGCGCCGCAGAGCAGTCTGCACCTCCGCGTCGCGCAAGTATCGGCGACCGTCGGCCCCGGTCACCCTACTGAACTTACTCTCACCCTCTGAGTCGCCATGACAGACACACCGAATCTCGGGCTGCCGTATATCGATGGCAGCCAAGCCCAGAAGCACGTCACTCACAATGAGGCGCTGCGCATTCTCGACGCGGCGGTTCAGATCGGCGTGCTTGATCTGACGCTCACCGCGCCGCCCTCCAGTCCAGCGGAGGGCGAACGTCATGTGGTCGCAGGCGTCGCGACCGGCGCGTGGGCCGGGCAGGACGGTACAATCGCGACCTGGCAGGACGGCGCTTGGGCCTTCCTCGTGCCGAAGACCGGATGGTGCATCTGGTCGGCGGCGGACAGCGGCCTGTTCGTGTTCGATGGCGCGGCCTGGCAGAGTGCGGGCGGTCCGTCGGCGCTCGATAACCTGGCGCATCTCGGCGTCAACACCGCTGCGAGCAGTCCCAATCTGCTCGCGGTCAAATCCAATGCCGCGCTGTTTGCCGCCATCGACGCTGCCGACGGCGGAACCGGCGACATGCGACTTCAGGTATCGAAGGAAAGCTCCGCTAACACGGCGTCGATCTTCTTTTCCGACAATTTCTCAGGTCGAGCGGAGTTCGGCCTCGTCGGCGCTGATACCTTCAAGCTCAAGGTGTCGGCGGACGGGTCAAGCTGGACCGAGGCGTTCACCATCGATCAGGGCAGCGGCAACGTCTCGCTGCCGCGCGGACTGGCGTTGACCGGCGTCATTGCGCCCACACAGATCACGGCCGATCAGAACGACTATAATCCCGCGGGCTTTGCGGCGGCGTCGGTGCTGCAAATCAGTTCGAACGCTGCGCGCAACGTGTCCGGCCTTGCGGGCGGAGCCGAAGGGCGTTGTCTCATCGTCATCAACGTGGGCAGCCAGCCGATCACGCTGCTGAACGAAAGCGCATCGTCGTCGGCATCGAATCGTTTGTCTCTCGACAATAACCTTACGATGTCGGCGAAGCAGGCCGCGATCCTTCGTTACGACGGCACCGCCGCGCGCTGGCAAGTGATCGCGCGCGAGGCGGGGGCGGCTGCAACCAAGTCGCAGCAGCAGGCGGGCGCCGACAACACAGTGGCGGTAACGCCGGCGCATCAGCAGGATCATGACAGTGCGGCAAAGGCATGGGGCTATTTCACCCAGTCCGGCGGCACATACACCTTGTCGGCCGGCTACAACATCGCAAGCATCAGCAAAAATTCGACGGGGAATCTCACAATCGGCTTCACGACGCCCTTTGCCTCGACGAGTTTTGCAGTAGTTGCCACCGTCAACCAGTTCGGAGGGGTTGGGACCACGGAAACGGTTCAGGAGGTGTTTGCGAGTCGCTCTTCATCCAGCGTGACGCTTGCCATCACCGGGACGGGCGCCGGGGGCGGCGCGATCGATCGCGCCTTCAGTGTCGTCGTCTTCGGTCGTCAGTGAACTTGCGAAAAGCATCAGATGCCCTCGCCGGGTGAAGCCCGGCTCCGCCGCCAAAAAGGACCAATCCAATGCCCAACGCAGCCTCGGCCGCGAACGCTTCCGCCATGCCTGATTTCGGAGCAGCGCTTCGCAAGCTCTGGCCGCGCGGCAATAGCAGAATTGCCGGGCTGGTCGAGACCATCACGGCAACGGCACCGGCCGTATTCGACGAACACGAGATCGCCACGCCGCTGCTGATCGCCCATGTCATGGCCCAGATCAGCCATGAATGCGGGGCCGGGACTGCCGTGATTGAGAACCTGAATTATTCGGCGGGCCGAATGACCCAGGTTTGGCCGTCGCGGTTTCCGAACGCGTCCAGCGCCGCGCCTTACGCGCATAATCCGCGTGCGCTCGCCAACAAAGTCTACAACGGCCGCATGGGCAATCGCGCGGGCTCCGACGACGGCTGGGATTTTCGCGGCCGAGGCGCCGTTCAAACAACAGGAAGGGACGGCTATCGGCGACTAGCGGCGGCGACCGGCCTCGATGTCGTGACGCATCCCGACCTAGTGAACGATCCGGCGCACTTTCTGAAATGCGGAGTCGCAGATTTCGTCAATTGCGGATGCCTTCCGTTCGCTCAAAAAGACGACGTGCGCGGTGTCACAAAGCGGCTGAACGGCGGTTATGTCGGGCTGCGAGATCGCGAGGCGTGGCTTTCAAGATGGAAGCGTAGTCTCGGAATCCACTAAAGGGAAAATCTTTCATGCTTTCTCAAATCGTTGGGCCGGTGGATTTCAACTCCGCCGCCGTGCTTTGCGTTGCCTTCATCTGCCTTTCAGCCGTTGCGTCGCTCGCGGTCACGCGGCGCAGCCGTCTGGCCCTCGATCAGGAACTCGAACTCGCGAAGATCCGGCTTCGCAACGAGGACGAAGCCAGCAAGCGGCAGACCGACGCCAAGCGAGACTACGAGCTGGCCAGAATGGCGAGCGAGCGCGAAATCGAGTTCAAGCGCATCGATACCAATCTGATTACTTCGCACGCACGGGTCGCGAGTGAATAGAACGACCGCCGCGCGACGGGCTCGCGCAATCCTCAAAACATTACTGGAGACAACACATGACATCGGATTCGGTGTGGCAGATCGCGCGCTACCTGCTGATCGCGGCGGGAAGCTTCGCTACCGGCAAGGGATGGGTCACCGCTGACCAGGTGACCGGCGTCATCGGCGCGATCGGTACGCTCTTTACGGTAGCATGGGGGCTCTACGTCAAGGCCGACACCAGGACGGTCCGCTCGGCCATCGCCGCGCGTTCCGACGTGCCGACCGTCAGCGGCGCGACCGGTGCCGTCAAGTAATCCAGACAACAGGAGCTTTCATGCGAAAACTTGTCGCCACGATAGCGGTCGTTTCCGGTCTGGCGCTGGCAGGTTGCCAGACCGTCGCGCTGCCGTCGCTGAATCTGAACACCGCCGTTTCGCTCAATACGGTGTACGGCATCGAGAACGCCTTTGGCGTCGCGGTGAATGCCGCCAATGCCTATAAGGCACTGCCGCTTTGCCGGACAGGAACCGAGCCGGGGGTGGCCAACATCTGTGCCAAACGTTCGGTGATCGAAAGGTTGCAATCGGCGATGCGCAAGGCGCGCCTCGCCGTGAACAATCTGGTCGCGTTGCAGAAGGCCTATCCGTCCGTCGACATCACCAACGCACTAGCGGCGGCGCGGTCAACGCTGATCGTCGTCCAGCAAATCCTCTTATCAGGAGCATAGCGCATGGTCACCGCAGCAGAAGTGACAGCCGGCCTCGCGGCCGCTGAAGCCATCGTCAGCGCCATCGTCAAGGTCGCCCCCGCGATCGAGCAAGGCGTGGTCTCCTCGATCCCCTACGTTCAGGCCATCGCCGGCCTGGTACGCGGCAGCAATGCAACCGCCGAAGAGATCGATGCGGTGCTGGCCCGGATCAACGCCGAGGCCGACGTGTTCCTGAGTCCGCTGCCGCCTGATGATGGCTCGACCACGACGTGA